GAATCTAGTAGTGGTGCAGGCGGTGGCGGCGGTAAAATTGTATGTACCGCTATGAATAATTCATATGGCTTTGGCTCATATCGTCAAGCTATTTGGTTATCTTATTCAGAAAAGAGCTTGACAAAGGCACACGAAGTAGGTTATCATATATTATTCCAACCACTTGTTGATATAGCGTATAAAAATAATAACAAGTTTGTTAGAACTATCCTAGAAAATATTGCTAGACACCGTACTGCAGACTTACGTGCGGAGATGCAAGGTAAGAAACGAGATACTCTAGGACGTGTATACCGATCTATACTAGAACCCATCTGTTACCTCGTAGGTAAATATAAAATGTTTAGGAATAAGTAACATGGAATTTGAAGATTATAAAATGAATGTGGGTAATCGTTTTGATTTATTACCCCCAGAAGATAAACAACAAATAATAGATTTAATACAATCCCCAGCGGGACAAATAGTAGTAAGTTTATTAGGTCCAGAATTGTTGGGTGAATTAGAACCACCTGCACCTGCACCTAGACGGCGTGGTTTAGCAGCACGATAATCTGCTATATATGTATACTGGCTACTCATCCCCCATATACGGCTACGGTGGCTCCAGTTAGGAAAATATAATGAACGATAGTATTTTGGCAGAAGATATGACGCCACAAAATACGGTAGCATTTGCTAACCGAAAATACAGTAATGAAGACAAGCGTAAGATGGAAGAGGAAGAACTAGAAAAACTTATTGCAGAACAAAATAACTCTGCAGAAGAAGCATCTAGTGAAGAATCTGAAGTTCCTGCAAATGCAGAAGAGAAAAGTTTTAAGAAACGTTATGGTGATCTTCGTCGCCATATGCAAGATAAAGAAAAGACATGGGAAGACAAGCTTAAAAGTATTGAACGTCAGCTTGACCAGTCTACTAAACAAGAAATTAAATTACCTAAGTCCGATGAAGACATTGACGCATGGGCAAAACAATACCCCGATGTAGCAGCCATTGTAGAAACTATTGCAATTAAAAAAGCACGTGAACAATCTGCAGGTCTAGAAGATCGTGTAAAAGAAATTGATAATATGAAAGCTGATGCAACTCGTCAGAAAGCTGAAGTAGAATTAATGACTGTACACCCTGACTTTGGTGAAATTAGAGATAGTGATGAGTTCCATGAATGGGCAGACAATCAGCCTAAGTGGGTACAAGACGCTCTATATGAAAATGCCGATGACTCTCGGTCTGCATCCCGTGCAATTGACTTGTACAAAATGGATGCCGGTATAAAAACAAATAAACCTGCAACTTCGAAAGATGCTGCACGTTCTGTAAATAATAGGACAGATCGAAGTAAACCTGACGCTAACAATTCTAAAGGCGTATACAAAGAATCACAGGTAGCTAAGATGTCCCCACAACAATACGAAAAGGCTTCCGATGCAATAATGGAATCTATTCGTGGTGGTACATTTATTTACGATATGTCGGGCAATGCTCGGTAAAAGCTATTGACATCTAAGTTATTTATGATATAACTATATGTACAATGTATTAATGCGGCCCCTATACGGATACCCGCATTAGTAATACACTAAAATTACGCAAACAACAATAACGCTTTCGGACAACCTAATGTTTCGTGGCCCGTTTTATTAGAAGGTAGGCCAACTTTCTGAAGAACGCACCCTAGTAGAACTTAGCCTCTGTATAAGTCATTAGTCGTTTGCATCTGTATCTAATGCTAAGGAGAATTATTATGGCATTCGGAACCGCTGGTGGTTATAACAGTTTACCAAATGGTAACTTTTCACCAATCATCTACAGCAAACAGGTGCAACTTGCATTCCGCAAAGCATCTGTCTGTGAGGCAATTACTAACTCTGATTATTTTGGGGAAATTGCAAATATGGGTGACTCAGTAAAAATTATTAAAGAACCTGAGATCACTGTTCAACCCTATCTGAGGGGCACGACAATAACGCCACAAGATTTAGACGATGAGGACTTTTCATTGACAATCGACAAAGCGAATTATTTTGCTTTTAAGGTTGACGATATAGAAGAAGCCCATTCCCACGTAAACTTCCAAGGTCTTGCCTCGGATCGTGCGGCTTATCGTTTAGGCGATCAGTTTGACCAAGACGTACTTGGTTACTTAACAGGCTTTAAACAGTCTGCATTACATGGAAGTCCAGACACTGTAAATACTACCGTAAATGGTACAGTTGCAGTTTCTACAGCAGGAACTGACGAACTATTAGCGTCAATGAAAATTACCGCTGGTAACTTTGGTGGTACGGCTGGTGAAGCTCTTGCTTTACAACCTCGTACTGGTGGAGCTACTGACTCAACACCTGCTGCTGGTGATACTTTCCCACTAACCGTCATTGCACGTATGTCACGTCTGTTGGATCAACAGAATGTGGATACACAAGGCCGTTGGTTGGTTGTAGACCCAGTATTCATGGAACTTCTAAAAGATGAAGATTCACGTTTGTTTAATGCTGACTTTGGTGGTTCTGGTTTACAGAATGGTCAAGTTGGAACTAACATTCATGGTTTCCGTGTATATACTTCTAACAACTTACCTACTGTTGGTAGTGGTCCTTCCTTTGCTGGAACGAACTCAACTGCTAACTTTGGTATGATTGTTGCTGGACACGACTCAGCCGTTGCAACTGCAGAGCAGATCAACAAAACTGAGACATATCGTGACCCAGACAGCTTCTCGGACATTGTTCGTGGAATGCATTTGTATGGACGAAAAATACTACGTCCAGAAGCCTTGGTTAACGCCAAGTATCACTTAGCTTAAAGGGAGGAAATAACTTATGGCTACTTTAACAGCATTATTACAAACCGCCCGTGGTGATTCACCTCGTGGTCGCAGCGCTTATTTAGTTGAGATGACGATTGATCTTACTGCACAGGCTATTGATTGTTCATCTGGGGATATAGTTCAAGCTATAGCAATTCCAGCGGATACAGTAATTCTTTGGGCTGGTGTACAGGTTGTCGAAAGCGCAACTATGAACACTGGTACAAATGCTACTGTTGTTCTTGGTACTGCAATTGATCCTAATGAATACGTTGCTGCATTTGACATTGATGGAGCAGCTGATCTTGCATATGCTCCAACAGTGGCTCAGGCAGGTGTACTTATTAGTGCAGCCGCAGACACAATGGACGTAACCTTCGCAGGTGACGGTGCAACATTCTCAGCAGGTAAACTTCGTGTTTACTGTATGCTTATGGATGTTAGTGCTCAAGGTTCATTAGAAGGTACTGAAGTTGCTCGTGACGCACTTGCATAAATAAAATACTGAGGGGGCTGGTTTTGTACTGGCCCCTTTAGGCTATGTTAAATCTTTAGGTAAAATAATGACACTCACATATCTTACATTAGCTAACGACGTTATTACTCGTATGAATGAAGTAGCATTAACTTCTGGTACATTCAATAATGCTAGAGGTATACAAATACAGTGTAAGAATGCTGTTAATGAAGCAATACGTTTTATTAACCAAAGAGAATTTTCTTATCCATTTAATCACGCTATAAATAATTCTACATTGGTTCCGGGAATATCAAGGTATACTTTGCCTACAGATTCAAAACATGTAGATTACAATACCGCAAGAATAAAAAAAGATAATGACTTAGGTTCTTCAGGTACTAGTCTTACTATACTTACATATAATGAATACATAAGTAAAGACTATGCAAACCAAGAAGATGATGTTATATCTACTACATTAAACGGTACACACACAAATTCAATAACAACAATAACACTTACTTCTGTTACCGGTCTTGCCGCAACAGGAACTATACATGTAGGCAGTGAGCAAATTACATATACAGCAATATCTAGTAGTACCCTTACAGGTTGTACACGAGGTGCTGGTGGAACTACTGCCGCCGCTTACGCCAGTGGAGTAACGGTAACACAATTTGATAGTGGTGGTATGCCAAAAAATATAGTTCGTACTCCGGACAATAACTATTTATTATATCCGTACCCAGATAAAGAGTACAAACTTGCTTTTGATTACTACACATTTCCAGCCGATTTAGTTGCACATGATGACACTACAACTATTCCCGATAGGTTTAAGCCTGTTATCATAGGTGGCGCTACTGCTTTTGTATATCAGTATAGAGGTGAAGTAAATCAATACCAACTTAACTTTCAAAGATTTGAACAAGGTATTAAGAATATGCAAACACTTCTTGTTAATAGGTTTGACTACCTTAGCTCTACAGTAATAGAGAGACATTAATGCCAGATAGTTCTCAGATACAACCAGCTTCCTTTAACTGTGAGGGTGGTTTAGTTTTAAATCGTTCTACGTTTCAGATGGAGCCGGGTCAAGCTTTAGTTTTAGAAAACTTTGAGCCTGATACTGAGGGTGGGTACAGAAGAATAAACGGCTATCGTAAATATATTAATGTAATTGTACCACAAACATCTAGCGCAAACGAAAGTATAATAGGGTTAGCTAACTTTGCTAATGTAGTTATAGCTTGTAGAGGTGAAAAAATATATCGTGCAGCTTCTACTGAATTAGCATTGACTATTGGTCAAACAGATACAATGTCCGGTTCTGGAATAATTAAAGTAGACAGTGTAGTTGGTTTTCCTACAAGCGGTACTTTAACACTTGTTGGAGCTACAACTCAAGATGGTAGCACAAATGTTACTGAAACATTTAATTATACAGGGGTTAATTTAACCTCTATACCAAATGAGTTTACTGGTGTAACACGATCTGGCGATAGTCAAAGTGATAGAGGTCAACACATATCAAATGTAGCAGTTTCTTCTGCATGGATAGAAATAGATACAGGAAGAACTAATGCAGCAAAATATAGAACTGAAAGATTTAATTATGATGGCAATGAAAAGATTATTTTTGTTGATGGTGTAAATGCCCCTGTAGTTTTTAATACTTCTTTTAATGCTACGGATGTAAGTACAAGTTCAGTTGCAGGTTCTAAATTTATTGCTTCCTTTAAGTCTCATATGTTTTATGCAGGTAAGTCTACTACGGCAGAAGAGTTAATATTTAGCGCACCTTTTAATGAAGATGATTTTACTTCTGGTAATGGTGCAGGTAGTATTAGAGTAGACGATACTATTACAGGAATAAAAGTATTCCGAGATTCATTATTTATATTCTGTGAAAATAGAATATTTAAACTAGTAGGAAATACGTCAAGCGACTTCCAGATAATCCCTGTTACTAGAAATATTGGTTGCCTCAATGGTGATAGTATACAAGAATTTGCAGGAGATTTAATTTTTCTTGCAGCAGATGGTCTTAGAACTATTGCCGCTACTGCAAAGATTGGTGATACTGAACTTGGTACAATAAGTAGAAATGTTCAGAGTCTTTTTGATGATAACATAATAGATTCATCTCTCTTTGAAAGTGTAGTTATAGCAGACAAAACACAGTACAGAATATTCTTTACAAAAGAAGGTCAAGCTGATAGTATTACAAGATGTGTTGTTTGTGTAAAAAAAGAACAGGGCTATGAGTTTTCAGAAATACGAGGAATAAAACCTGTAGTTACAGATACGCTTGTAAAAGCAGGAGATGTATTAGTATTACATGGAGACTCTGTAGGTTTTGTACACAGACAAGAAAAGGGTAATACTCTTGATGGTACTCCTATACTGGGACGATACAGAAGTCCTGATTTAAGTTTTGGAGATAGTGGCATACGTAAACATATGCAAAGAGTTATTCTTAACTTTAAACCTGAATCAGCCATTAGTGCAGATTTACTTGTAAGATATGACAATG